GCGTTAGGATAAGGATAATATGGCAACACCAACAACAAAAACAACACTTAAAGAACATTGTTTAAGAGCATTAGGAAAACCAGTTATTGAAGTTAATGTAGATCCAGACCAATGTGATGACCGCGTGGATGATGCACTTCAGTATTTTGCAGAATATCATATGGATGGTGTGGAAAGAATGTATCTTAAATATAAGATGACTTCTTCACAAGTTACCAGAGGACAAACAGATGCAACTACTAATGTTACTGATTCAGTAGATAATACAGGAGGTGCATATGCTTGGTTAGAACAAAAAGTATGGTTGCCTTTACCCACATCTGTAATTTCTGTTCTGAGAATATTCCCAATGACAGATCAATCTTCTTCACCTATGTTTGATATGAAGTATCAAATGAGACTGAATGACCTATGGGATTTCACATCAACTTCTGTGATTAATTATCAAATGATGCAATCACATTTGGATTTGATAGATCATATGTTTACAGGGGAAGTACCAATTAGATTTAATCAACACCAGAATAGACTTTACTTGGATATGGATTGGGAAGGAGAAATCCCAGCCGACCAGTACTTTGTGATAGAATGTTACAGGAAATTAGACCCTGCGGTTTATACAGATGTTTATAATGACATTTTTCTTAAAAAATATGCAACTGCACTCATTAAGAAACAATGGGGAGCGAATCTAATAAAGTTTAATGGGGTAACAATGTTAGGTGGTGTTCAAATGAACGGAGAAGTTATTTACACACAAGCAGATGAAGAAATAAAACTACTGGAAGAACAACTTCTTAATGGATATGGGCTTCCGGCAGACATGATGATAGGATAATATGCCAACGAATGTATATTTTAATACAGGATCTACATCTGAACAATTATTATACGAGAATCTAATTATCGAACAACTTTCGGTATTCGGGCAGGATGTATATTACCTTCCAAGAAAGTTGGTCAATGAAGATACATTGTTTGGTGAAGATACTTCAAGTTCTTTCAATGATGCATATATCATAGAGATGTATCTTGATAACTTAGAAGGTTACGAAGGTCAGAAAGAAATGATGACCAGATTCGGTATTGATATGCAGGATGAAGCTACGTTTGTAGTTTCTAAGAGAAGGTTTGAACAATTAATATCTTTAGATGCAAATTTAATTGTTAGTACACGCCCTAATGAGGGTGATTTGATTTACTTTCCAGACGGAAAGAAATTATTTGAAATAAGTTTTGTAGACCATGATGATCCATTTTATCAGTTACAGAACTTACCAGTATACAAAATGCGATGTCGTACTTTTGAATACAGTCATGAAGATATGGCAACTGGTCTAGATGCAATAGACGCAATCGAAACCGATGAGTCTCTAGATGCACTTGCATATCAAATTATATTAGAAGCTGGAACTGATTCAGGAACTAATTATTTAATAACTGAAAATGGAGATTGGATTGTAAGTGAAGCTTATAGTGTAAGTACTTTAGACACTTCTTCTGACTCTGATTGGTTTGAAACTCAAGGTGATTCCATACTTGATTTTTCTGAAATGAACCCATTTGGTGAGGTATAATAATGCTTGGAAGTACTTTTTATCACGAAACTATGAGAAAGTGTGTCGTAGGATTTGGCACACTCTTTAACGACATTCACATTACTAGAAAAGATAGTTCTGGTAATGTAATACAATCTATGAAAGTTCCACTTGCTTACGGAGCAAAACAGAAGTTTCTAGCTAGATTGACAGAAGATCCTAATCTAAACAAATCAGTTGCAATCACATTACCAAGAATTGGTTTTGAAATAGGACAGATTGCATATGATCCCACAAGAAAACTGAACAAGATTCAAAAAGTAAAAAAGGCTGGTACTGCTGGTAACAAGGTAGATACTCAGTATATGCCTGTTCCTTACAATATTGACTTTGAATTATACGCAATGTCAAAGAATAGTGATGATGCGTTGCAAATAGTAGAACAGATTCTACCATATTTTCAACCTGACTACACGATCACTATCAACGATATTGTTCAGATGAGTAGTAAGAGAGATGTTCCCATCATATTAACTGGTGTTAATTATGAGGACAACTACGAAGGTGATTTTGGAGACAGACGAGCTCTAATCTACACAATGTCTTTTACTGCAAAATGTTACTTGTACGGGCCTGTCAGTACTGGTCAGGTTACAACGAAAGTACAAGTAGATCAGTATACGGATTCAGCATCAGCTGCACCTAAACGTGAACAACGTGTTACTGTTACACCATCCCCTGCAACTGCTGGACTTGATGATGATTTTGGATTTAACGAAGCTTCATCATTCTTTGAAGATGCAAAGACCTATAATACAGAGACAGGAAGTGATGAGTAATGGAAAAAATCAACGAACTACTAGGGATTGCAGATAAAAAAACGGTTGCCTCCACACACCAAACCGTTACTGTGATTCCTAGACCTCAAACTGAAGATGTTAATGAGGATGATTTCAAATATAGTAGAGAGAATCTTTACCATATAGTTGAACGTGGACAAGATGCACTTGATGGTATTATGCAAGTTGCTCAAGAAACGGAACATCCTCGAGCCTACGAAGTTGCTGGACAACTCCTAAAGACCAATGCGGACAACGTAGAGAAATTGGTCAATCTCCAAACCACAAAAAAGAAACTCAGGGAGACTGACCAACCTCAAAATGTAACTACTAATAATTCTCTATTCGTTGGTTCTACAAAAGAATTACAACAACTGATAAAGAATAAAAAGTAATGCCTGATGTATATCGTGATAACCCGAATCTAAAACGGGCCAATGTCCAGATAGAATGGACAAAAGAAAAAGTAAAAGAATACACTAAGTGTTTAGAAGATCCTGTTTACTTCACAGAGAATTACATCAAAATAGTGAGCCTAGATGAGGGTTTGATACCTTTTAAGCTCTATGAATTCCAACGCCAGATGATGTGGACTTTCCATACGGAGAGATTTACCATCTGCAAACTTCCAAGACAGTCAGGAAAATCCACCACAATTATTGCATATCTGTTACACTATGCACTTTTCAACGAAACAGTCAATGTTGCAATCCTTGCAAACAAAGCTGTTACTGCAAGAGATTTACTTGGTAGACTCCAACTTGCATACGAACATCTTCCAGATTGGTTACAACAGGGAGTCATGACATGGAACAAGGGGTCTTTGGAACTAGAAAATGGCTCAAAGATTCTTGCTAGTTCAACTTCTGCCTCTGCGGTTCGAGGTGGTTCTTACAACATAATCTTCCTAGATGAGTTTGCATACGTTCCTAATAATATTGCAGCTCAATTCCTTAGTTCAGTATATCCTACAATTTCCTCTGGTAAAGAATCCAAAGTGATGATGGTGAGTACACCAAACGGCATGAATATGTTTTACAAGATGTGGAACGATGCAGAGAATGGGAATAACACTTACATTCCCATAGAGGTACATTGGAGTGAAGTGCCTGGTAGGGATAAGGCCTGGCAGGAGGAAACTATCAAGAATATTGGTGAGGAACAGTTTCAGACAGAGTTTGATTGTTCCTTCTTAGGTTCTGCAAATACCTTAATACATGGCCAAAAGTTAGGTGCATTGTCTCATTCTACACCACTTACAAATAATGCGGGATTAAGGGTATATGAAAAACCACATCCTGAAGCTGCATATGTAATGACTGTTGATGTTTCTAGGGGCATTAGTAGTGATTACTCTGCATTTGTTGTAATGGATGTATCAGAACTTCCTTATAAACAAGTTGCAGTATTTAGAGATAATGAGATCAAACCAATGCAATTTCCATTAATAATCCATAAGGTTGCTAAGGCATATAATCTTGCATATGTTATGATAGAGATCAATGATATAGGAGCTCAGATTGCAGATGCAATGCAGTTTGATATGGAGTATGATAATCTCATTATGACTACAATGCATGGTCGAAATGGTCAAATTGCAGGGGGTGGTTTCTCAGGAAAGAAAGCTCAATTAGGTGTGAGAACCACCAAGTCTCTTAAAAAGGTGGGATGTTCTAATCTGAAAACTCTTATGGAAGATGATAAAATTTTAGTATGTGACTTTGATACTATCGTAGAACTATCTTCTTTTGTTGTCAAGGGGCAGACCTATGAGGGTTCTGATGGTAACTCTGATGACCTAGTTATGTGTTTAGTACTGTTTGCATGGTTGACAGACCAGACTTATTTTAAGGAATTAACAAACTTAGATATTCGTAGACAACTTTGGAAGGATAAAGAAGATTTGGTAGACCAAGACATGGCCCCATTTGGATTTGTGTTAGATGGAGTTACCGATGAACATGGAGAGAAGATTGGAGAAAATATTGATGAATATGGTTCGGTCTGGAATCCAGTTGTAACTTCCAATAGAGAATATTTAGAGGATTGGTAATTATGCTAAAGGAAACATTTGGTCTATTGATACTCCTTGAAGCATTGTTAATTCCTTCCCATTATCCAATTTAGCTTCACAATTCAAACATACAATGACAGTTGGCCGTATCGCCTCCAGTACTCGTAATCGAAGTTCTTTTCTGAGTCCTGTCTTTCTTGAAAAGGCTCGGATTTCTTTATTATTAGGGTAGAATGCCAACGCTTCAATGTCACTTTCCCCACAGTATACACAGAATTCTTGATTGAGATATTCGTTAATCCATAAATCACGTTTCCTCACTTGTTTTTGATGTTGAAGTTTTAAAGAGTCTTTATATTTTTCATAATGGTCTTTTGAACATATCTTAGGTGCATACTTCATAGGATGAAGTTTTCTTGTACCATGAGTTTTTGGTGGAAATTTTAATAATACCGATGGTTCAGCACCATTTTGCACTTTATTCTTTAAATTGTGTATTCCAAAGTGATCTATTAATGCAGCTTCCATACTTAATGCAACTTGTTCACTTAGATTTCTTTTATATATCGTACCACCGAATGATTTTTTCTCTCTACAACTCTCATATATCCTCTTTCCTTGACCCTTTCCCACATATTCTATTGTACCTTCTTTATCCCAAAGGATATACACATATTGGTTAGATGTTCTACTCATACAAACTCTTTAATAAAAGTATTTAATACTATTATTTATAAGATGAAGATGTTTCATTTCCTAAATAGATGTAATAACATTTCTATTTAAAGGAGATTGGAATGGCGTTTCAAGTTTCACCTGGCGTACAGGTAACAGAAAAGGACTTAACAAATGTAGTCCCCGCTGTTGCAACATCGATTGCTGGAATAGTAATGGCCTCAGAAAAAGGGCCTACAGATTCTATAACCGCAATCGCATCTGAGGAAGAACTGGTTCAAATTTTTGGTGAACCACAGTCATCTAGTAATCAATTTGAAGATTGGATGGCGGCAGCTTCATTTCTTGGATATGGCAATGCACTACGAGTCGTAAGACCCGCAAGTGGTTGCGTAAATGCTTGCACTTCTGGTACTGCAATTTTGATTAAGAATAATAACCATTGGAAAGATGGTGATGGAACTACTGGCCCATATAGTGGTGGGGCAGCTTCCGTAGGACAATGGGCAGCAAGGACTGCCGGTGCTTGGGGTAACAATCTAAAGATTGCTATGTGTCCAAGTGCAGCTGAGTTTGAACAAACATTCTCAGGAAATGAAGATACTCTAGGTGTTGTAGAAACAGCAGCCGTTGCAGGAGCAACAACTGTCATAATGGATAATGCTGGTGGTTCAGCAGGTGATGCTGGAGCAAAATACAATGTTGGAGATATTGTTCATTTTTTTGAAGCAGATGGTTCTGAATATAAAGTAACAGGAATTAGTACTGATACTTTAACCATTGAAAGATATGGTACTGCAAATACTGCTGGTGGATTAAGGTCTGATATTGCAGATTATACAAATGTTCGCAGACGATGGGAATATTACGATCAGTTTGATGGTGCTCCTGGCACCTCAACTCATGTACAAGATCGTACAGGAGTAGCAACTGGTGATGAGATGCATATCATTATAGTTGATGAAGATGGTGGTATTACTGGTGTTCCAAAAGAAATTTTGGAAAAATGGTCTGGTGTATCTAAAATTTCAGATGCAAGAACAGCACAAGGTTCTGCAAATTATTATGTAGATGCTCTTTATAGTGGTTCTTCATACATTTATTGGATGGATCATCCAACAGTTAGTACTGGATATGGTAACACCGCAGCTACACAGAGTACTACATTATTTACTGCATTATCAGAGGTAATTACTTCAACTTCACTTGTAAGTGGAGTAGATGACTATGCATTAACCGCAGGAGAAATCAAGGATGGAATTGACCGATTCAAAGATACAGAAACGGTTGATTTAAACTTGTTCATTTGTGGTAAGGCAGATGC